TCTACAACAGGTAATGTCAACGGAGTAGATACTACGTCAATTCCACTGTTTACTCTAAAATCAAACCAACGAGCACGTGCTTCCTTCGAGAGATTCTCTCGTTCGTCTGTGTACGCTCGCTTGAAGACTGTGGCTGCTTCTTCGAACGCTTTCTGATTCATCCAAGTATCAGACAATTTCCAAACTGTAAATGCTACACCAGGTGTTGCTGCTGCTGGATCAAGATCCAACTTCATTGTGTAACGCTTTCCGTAGCGGTAAAGTCTGTGGTTCATTGAACTCAATATCCGCCCTGCATCAAACTGGCAGGATTGGAATGGAGCACCCGCTGCTAGAGCTAATGATGTTCGACGTTGAACTGGAAAATATTCCAAGGATTTTTTCTTTCTGAATGAAGGATCATTCTTTTTCTTCTTCATTGTATGAGTGCGGGCCATGCCCTCTCTACAAGAAATTAGCATATTGTCTTTCCGGGCCATTTCTCATCCAGTCTCCAAATGGTCGTGCAAGACGTGGAATACTTCGAGTTGACTTAGAACTCGTTATTCCGCCAAAAGTAACATCTTTCAAATTGACCTTACCATTCAGGAAGTCAGAGACTTCAGGTAATTTGTTATCTGGCACTTTTACTGGCTTTGTCACGTATTCTACTTTCTTCGAATAACGTGCAATTGATGCCAACTCATCTTCGCTGGCAATATCCAAAGTGTATAGTCGACCTAGGCCCAACGGTTCAAGAATCCGTTTGTTACTCCTGGTCTTGTTCTCGAGCTTCTCTGTCTGAAGCATCATCGTTAGATCGTCATTCCATTCTCGAACACTTGTTGTTTCCTTCAAAGGAACCTGCCAATCGTCTTCGAATCCCACCAACACTGAATGCATGTGTGTATTCCATTGGTTGCCGGATTTATTGGTGAACTCAATAAAGTGGGAACCTCCAGAGATTCCCCACTCTTTCAGTCTGGTGTTGAGACCACGCATACTGTGCCAGCCAGTGTAACCAGACATTGTAGTCCGCTTCGTCAAGTAATCATATTGTTCACTTAACGTGCCTGCCCGAATCTTCGAACTTTTACCAGGTAGCGTCGAAGTCAAAACTCCAATTTTAATTGGTGTTCCTTGTTCTTCTGCCAAGTCAATATCATATTGTAAGCTCTTAGCGATCTTCCACTGATTCCGCCTTGCTCGAACTTTCTCACACCCTGGGCATAAACGCCAGCGTGGACATAAACTTCGGTCGTTCAGATACTTACGCACAGACGTGCAGCCATCTGGTGAAACATCTGTCTTCATCTTAACGATCCTCCAATCGATGGCGAGGGTCTCGTGTTAAGACACGTTGACTGGAGGCTGAGACCCCCACCGATTTTTCCCTGCCCAATTCCACACATAAATGTGATGTTATTTTTTAGCAGGTAGTGTAGTATAACAAGTATAGATACTTTGGAGCCGTTGACCCTACCTCGACAAAGTCGAGTCGGCGTCACATCTTGCCCTAGCAACGCCGGGGCGGCACCCGACGTTGCAGGCCTACGAGCGGCTCGGGCTTCGCAGATGGAAGTGAGGGTCATTCCACCCACTCCTCTCCGCATTGGTAGCAAATGCAATGGATGACGTGGACCCCCCCTTCGGGTGAGGAGGGCAAGTCACCCAACAAGATTTTGGAACAGTCTCTAGACTGTAAAGTGTAACCACAATGTTCACACTTACGAACGTTAACACATTCCGCTACCATACGTCCACACTCTTTCGGTTATTCCGAGCATGTGGAGTATGCCAATACCGAGTAGGTAGGCTACGTTATTTTCTCTTACGTGAGCAGCAATAGATCCAACCTTGGCTGCTGTGACGGAAACGTCAACTGCATTGGTTGTGGTTTCTGGTGCAACCATTACAATCGCTCCATATTATGGGCTTTTACGCCTTTGTAATCTCCGGAGGCGAACTCAACACTGAGCAAATTATCTGCAGTGTTCATCGCTGCGCCTGTAGCCACGATCAAGACAATTCCACACGGGGCATCAAAGAATCCCGTGGAAAGTTTCTGTGCTCCTGCCGTACCTTGTTCTAAAGCGCCAACTTTAGTCCAGACAGATGGAAGTCCGTTTGCATCGTATGGAGGATCGTTGCCACGGTTTTGCAGAGCCTGCATTTCTACTGCTGAAGCATCGGCTTCGAGGTCATCATATGGACCTGCGCCGGTTGGCGTTGTAGGACTAATATTTGTGTTACCAGCCAAGTCATATTCTGCAATTACAGAATAACTTGATCCGGTCGATGCAGCTGCCCAAGTGAAAGTCTTGGTTGCACCTGCGGCATCCTCGACAATAGAGTCGACGAATTCTCCTGCAGTTAGACGTGCATAAGGTGCTGTGATTGGATTCGAGTCTACAACAGGTAATGTCAACGGAGTAGATACTACGTCAATTCCACTGTTTACTCTAAAATCAAACCAACGAGCACGTGCTTCCTTCGAGAGATTCTCTCGTTCGTCTGTGTACGCTCGCTTGAAGACTGTGGCTGCTTCTTCG